CCACGTTTAGCGTGACCAAGAACCCTACGAACGACGTTGGTATGGCTTTGTTTCCATCGCCATTTGTTTTGTTGAATACGCCACGCATCAATAATATCTCCTACAAGATACAGAGTTTCACAACTGTTGTGTTTGAGAAAATTGTTAAGCTGTCCAGCCTTACAGTCTCTTGTTCCTAGGTGTACATCACTTATAAAAATCGATCTGTATCTCATTATACAGAGAAGCTACTTCCACACCCGCAGGTTGATTTTGCATTTGGGTTTGATATAACAAACTGAGATCCCTTTAGTTTGTCTGTCGTAAAGTCAATTGTTGCAGTATCAAAATACTGCATACTTAAAGCATCAACTAAAAGGTTATCAATGACAAAGTCATCTTCCGCTTTCTCTTCCTCAAGTGTAAATCCATAGTTGAATCCTGAGCAACCACCGCCAGAAATAAATGCTCTTACATATTTCATGCTTGGTTCATCCAAAAGGATTTCAGTAAGTTGTGTTTTTGCGTTTTCTGTTAGAGTAATCATATGCACTCACATTTTAGTTGATAGTTGTTTATTGCTGCTTTAATCGCATCTTCAGCAAGTATAGAGCAGTGGATCTTGACTGGCGGTAACGCAAGTTCAGAAGCAATCTCACTGTTTTTAATTTGTCCTGCTTGGTCAAGTGTCTTTCCTTTAATCCATTCAGTGACAAGTGAACTCGATGCAATAGCTGAGCCACATCCATACGTCTTGAATTTTGCATCTGTAATGATTCCATCTTCTACTTTAATTTGAAGTTTCATTACATCGCCACATGCTGGAGCACCCACCATTCCAGTGCCAACAGTTGGGTCATCTTTATCTAGAGAACCAACATTCCTTGGATTCTCATAGTGATCGATGACTAGATTAGAGTATGCCATTACTTGGCAATCATTGATTTAATTTTTGCTTGAATTGCTACTGCCCAGAAAGGTTGTGGAAAATTCCAACCAACAAAAGCACCAACTGCTATCCATAGTAGTGTATCTAACATTTAAGTCTCCTTTAATTATCGGAAGCATTCGCACCACACTTGGCACGTTTTGCTTTAGTCAATGCACCATAGTCAACTACCCACTCTGCACCTGGAGCAAGTTCTTTGGCATTAGCTGGAAAGTGAAACAACACACCAGCTTCTGTCATAATCTGAGAAACTGGTTTACGGAATGTACGCAGGTCATTACCTAGATTTGGATATGGTGCAACATGTGGAAACTGCCAACCAGCTACTTCATTGGTTTGATTATTGATAACGATTTTGTAGAACCCATGAGGTACAACTACACCATTACCAATCTTCTTATCAGAAGCGGAATATAATCCTCCAACATAAACTGTGTAGGATTGATTGCGTTGAACTGCCCAACCCCTGACACTTGTCTCCAGTAATTTCCAGATCCCACGATTTAGACTCCCTGCTTGTGGAGACATGTTTGTCATTAAAAAACTCTCATATTCTACTTGAGGATCCCAAGACAAATCTCCATCAGGTGCCATATGTCCTTTATCGTAATTAGTCCCAGCATAATCATCAGGTCTAGCACCATTAGGCACATACTGATTAGCGGCAAAGGCATTAGTACGAGCCACACAGCCCAGTGCATTTTGCGGAAGTAGTTCATATGTTACAAACCTTGGTAGTTTTGCTGCAGCATCATATCCTACTAGATACGCCTGTTGACACAGTGGTTGAACACCTTGTGCTTGAGGGAATCCGTATGGTGCATGCGCTTGACATGCTTGAAGTGCAAATGGTGGTCGCTGGTTCCATGCGAATACGTTAATGCTTACCAGCGTAAGAATGACTAATAGTAATTTCTTCATCTTAATTCCTTATGTTATGTTTTATTTATCTACCGACATAAACATGCTTCTGAGATTCATACTGTCGTTGTCGTTCAGATTTGGGAAATAGTTCACTACCAAGATTAGGATATTTCTGTTGGCGATCATATGCAACCCACATGAACATTGCAGCCATTACAAAAATAATAAAAATAATAGCGATACCTATTGCTAATTCAATGTGAAGTTTCTTTATTCTTGCTGCACGTCTACGATCTTGAACAGCTTGTATTTGCATTTGTTTGGTGATAAGAATCTTTTGTTCCGCACCTAGTTTCTTCATCATAGCATTTACTTCAGTCCACAGTGCGCCTAGTTCGGGTGGACTTTGGTAGATCATTAATTGTTGAAGTTCATTACCCATTTGCTCTAATTGTTTTTTCATCAGAACACGTTGAAGAGCACGTTTACCTAGAGATGCGTCACCAGTGTAGATTTCAGTTTTACTGCGTCTTTCTTCTTCTTCAAAGATTGCTATGCACTTGTAGTAGTTATCATAGTATGTACCAAGATGTTCACCAATCTCTGAATAAATTCCAGTAGTGTCATCAGATTTTTTATTTAGCTCAATGACACGATTCTTTTCTTGAACTAATTGTTTCTTTGCTTCTGGTGGGATTGGTTTACCATGATAGTGATCATGGAATTGTTTATCTAGATCCTTGAGAACATCCTTGACATCTCCAGCTGCGCTTTTGATATCTTTGTATAATTTACACCCAGCTTTTACTGCACTGACTGCGCCATTTGCCAGTGCGAAAAGTGTTAGCGGATCCATTAAAATCCTTTATGGGTAATTACCTGAAAAGTAATAGTGCATAATGGTATAATTATACATAGAGCACCCATGATCCAAAGAGTTCCCATTACTGCACGTGCTTTGGCTTCTCGATCTTTTTGTTTCTGTTCTTCTATGCGTCTATCTTCAGCTTGGCGTTCTTCTATCATGCGTTTACGTTCAGCTTGCATTTCATAGTAAGTATCAGCATTACCAGACCAGAATAGTATGTCTTTAAGTTCCTTCTCATGAGCACGCAATGCTCTTGATGCCATGGCAATTTGTAGTGCCTTGGCATTTATTTCCGCATTGCTCATGCGGATTGATTCTATTTTGGTTTTAACAGCAGAGTGATGCACTTCATCGGCTGCTTGGTAGAATTTGCTAAATTCGTTGATCAGACCATTGATGTCTTTCCCAAGTGCCACTGCTTTTTTAATGCCAGCGACAGCTGCTTGAGCCAAAGCAAATGCTGTAAATGGATCCATTACTTTCTCGCATCCTTAGAACTAATACTATTAGATGGAGCAGGAGGTGGAGGTGCTACTGGCTTTGGTGGTGGTTCTTGATACTGAACGCAGAATGTTTTGAATGTGATGGGAAGTTGGGACTTAAGATCTGCTAGACTACTCTTACAAGCAGCTTCATCTTTAAAAGTACCAACATTTTGTATAACTGGCGATATTATTCCAGCACTAACGATTACAATCGACCATACGTAGTTGCCCATATAGTCATTTCATCAATCCTGTTTCATTGGACCAATTTTCTTCATACTCATTCTGTCTTCCATGACAGCAATGTGTTGACGATTCTCCATGATAGCGTCACGATTCTTTTGAATTTCTTTTTCTAGATCTTGACGTAGTTTTTCACGAGCAAGTTCTGCACCACTATTGCTTGCTTGTTTGTTATCTGTTGTAACAACCAAACTTACTTTCTGATTCAAAATGGTTACATCATGTTGAATTGCGCCCAATGCGCTGATTAAATATCCTGTTGAACCAATTAGTAGTGGTAATAGAGCAAACAATAGTTTCTCTATAAATGCACCTTTGTCACCTTGTTTGTTTTCGTCTGCCATGTTATTTTCCCCACAGAATTATTGTTATTATAATTCTATTTAGGATTTTTAACGATGTCAGACGGGTTTTTGCAAATCCTCAACGTCTTGAGCAATGGTTTTTGCTCTATTTTCTTCTGCAGTCATGGGAGTAATTCTTCTACCAGCAGAGTCATACTCAATAGGTTTAGTTGTTTTCACTTCTTCTTTTTGAAAGAATTCATTCATTATTTCTTTGGCATCAGTTGGAAGTGGTACTGGTTTAGTGAAAACATTTGACCATTTTAACTTATCCGTAAATTTTTCCCATTTATTTGAATCTTCTGGATCAATCTCTGGTTCTGGTATTGACTCTGGAATGGTAACTTCAGCAACTTGTTCAATAGGATGTTCTTGTATAACATCTTCTTTATCTTTCTTTTGCTGCCAGTTAGCGGCAACCAACATCAGAACAGCCAGTGGATCAAATACAATAACAATCATAATGATAACCCAGCGAACAGCTTTTTCAAGTATGTCCGATTCTGGGTTATCACCATAGATTAATGCTGCGATGTATTTGATCGGACCGACTTCGGCTTCGACTTTGCGGACTTCGGTGGCGATTGGCGCACGTTCTTCGTTGAGTTTTGCGATTTTGGTTTGCGTGGTGCCGATTTCGGTAAGGATTCTGGCTCGCTCTTTTTGCTGACCTCTACGGATGGCAATGGCTCGCTCGGCTCCTTTGGCATCATCGGTTCTGGCGATGGTTTGGTCGACTTGAACATCCAGTTGAGTAAGTTCTTTACGATTTGCATTTAAGTTTTCCTTTTCGATCTTAATTTTCTCATCGATGAGTGATAATTTTGCAGCAACATCTCCAGACGGGATTGCCTGATCCAAATGTGCTTTTGAAAGATAACCAAATATACCCATTGAAGTGAGTACCATCAAAACTACTAGTGCCATTGTAAAGTATGTCTTCAACAATAGTGGCACTTCTTTCCATGAACGATACAACCATGAAGCAACAACTAACTTAGATGCTTCAAGCAGACTGCCCATGATAAAGATTGAAATAGGTGCTGCAGCAAAGATTGCCACAAGACCCATTACTGAATAGTATGCAGCCACTGCCGATAACGACAATGCTGATAAGAATAGTAGATACGTCATATTTTTCCCTTGATGTGAGAGCCATGAACCCTCACTGAGATTTGTCCATTATAAAAATTATCACTTTCCAAAACTCTTCTTGTGAATTGCTCTCTTGCTTCGATGTATGAACACTCAGCTTTTGATTTACAGTAAAAAAGAATTTCTCTGGTAAAGTTTTCCTTACCAAGTAATTCTATGTCTTTGTTCAGTTCAATAGATGAACCGTAATACTCTAGCCAGTCAGAATCAATCTTTGATCTAACTTTCTTTTTCTTCTTAGTGCCATTCTTTAATTTAACTACCTTGTAAGTAGTCTTTGAGAATTTGGCTAATTTCTTACCTATGTACTGACGACTGCTGGCTTTGTTAGTTATTAGGTAAACAAAGCCAACACAGTCATCTGGTAATTCTTCAACGATTTGATTTAAATAAGTCCACATTGTAGACTATTTATTCTTCCTCGTCAGTGTCCTCTTCATCATAAATATCGGCTGAACAAACAGGGCAGCAAACAATATCTTCGTACTTTAGATCTGTACCCTTGATAATGATCTTGCCTTCTGCTCCACAAGTCTCACATTCAAAAACCTTACTGGTCATGCCGCTTTCCCCCATACGTCACCCCAAGTACCAGATAGTGCACCTTTGGCGTAGTCTGTTACACGATTCTCAAAGAAGTTACCATGCACTGGTGCATTGATCATTTCCTCAACCCATGGTAGCGGATTACGTTTAACTTTAAAAATGCCCTTCATACCCAGAGAGATCAATCTACGGTCAGCAATGTAACGAATGTATTGCTTTACATCAGCTGCAGATAGTTCACGCATATCTGAACCCTGGTAGCATAGATCGATAAACTTGTCTTCAAGTTCTACCATCTTTTCTGCAATAGTGTAGATCTTGCCTTTTAGTTCATCATTCCAGATTTGATTATTCTCTTTGATATACTCTTTGAACAAACGAATCATTGACTCAGCATGCATCGTTTCATCAACGATAGACCAAGTAACGATCTGACCCATTCCTTTCATCATACCATGTCGTGGGAAATTCAACAACATGATAAAGGAAGAGAACAACTGCATCCCTTCAGTGAAAGCACTGAACACGGCGATGTGGGTTGCAGTTGACTCTAAAGTGCCATTCTTGCTGGAAAGTTCAAGAACGTAGTCATGCTTGTCACGCATTTCCTGATACTCCAGGAACTGATTGTAAGTAGTTTCTGGTAGACCTAGTGTCTCAATCAGATGTGAGTAAGCAGCAATGTGAAGTGCTTCACGTGCCGCAAACCCCATGAGCATCATACGAATTTCAGGCTGAGGAAAATAGGGTAAGTAATTATTAACGTAACCACCAGCAACATCAATGTCACCTTGAGTAAAGAAACGAAAAATATTAGTAAGGAATTGCTTTTCTTCATTTGTTAGTTTTTTCTTCCAGTCTTTTACATCTTCAGCCATTGGTACTTCTGAGTGAAGCCAGTGAGCCTGTTCATGTTTCAACCAAGCATCATATGCCCATGGATAGTTGAATGGTTTAAAATAGTTACGCTGATCTGTTAAATTGTTTTTTATTTTTGTAATCATTTTATCCTTCGCATGCTAGACATGTGTCAGCATCTCCTGTTAGTGCTTGTAAGTTAATTTCTTTGATGACTTCACGTTCAATACGCTTTGATACTTTATCTGCCTTGGCAATCTTATCACTACGGCAGTAGTACATGGTTTTCAAACCTTGCTTCCATGCTTGAAAGTGAACAGCATGAATATACTTGATATGACTATCTGGTCTAAAGAATACATTCAACGATTGTGCTTGATCAATATATTCTTGACGATCAGCAGCATGTTGAACAACCCAACGCTGATCAATCTCCATTGAAGTCTTAAACACATCCTTTGTCCAATCGTTCATCCAAGTCAAGTGTTGAACTGAACCATCATTGGCAATGATTGAAGACCAAATGTCGTTATAATCATTTTGTGATATTGTTCCACTATCGTTGGACAAATGCTCTTGAATAACTTTATCCAACCAACGATTCTTGTTCAGGTGAGAACCCGAAAGAGTATCTTGACGATAAGCATTGGCACGATAAGGTTCAATGCTAGGACTAGTATTGCCCATAAGAATGGAAGAAGAAGCATTGGGAGCAATAGCCATAAGATGACTAAAACGATTACCAGTACCTTCTGCATCAGGTGCTTCACCTCTCTCCAATCCCAATATTTTATTAGCTTCATTTAGTTGTCCTCTAATATGAGCAAAGATTTGTTTGTTTCTTCCTACAGCTTGTGGTGATTCCCATGGTAAGTTATTCTTTTGCAGATAGGCGTGCCATCCAAGAGCACCGATACCGATGCTACGTTCACGCATGGCTGAGTATTTTGCACGTTTAATGGAGGTAGGCGCATTAGAAATAAAATACTCCAGAACATTATCCAGCATTTCTGCAATATCACGAAGGAATAAAGGATCTTGTTTCCACTCATCATAGTACTCCAAATTTAATGAAGACAAACAACAAACAGCAGTACGTTTCTCATTTGTTGGCAGAATGATTTCTGAACACAGATTTGACTGATGTACTTTCAATCCTTTATCTTTCAACCACTGTGGTAGTTTGCGATTTGATTCATCAATGAAGTGAAGGTATGGTTCACCAGTCATCATGCGCATCTCAAGAATAGATTGCCATAGTGCTTTAGCGGAAACTACTTCACGCACTTCATTAGAAGCTGGATCAATCAACTCCCATGAGTCATCAGCATGATCATCAATCATGCATCTCTCAACGATTTCCATAAACGCATCTGGAATATTAATACCATGATGCATATTTAGTGTACGCATGTTTTGGTCGCCAGTTGGTTTGCGCATCTCCAAGAAATTTATGATATCAGGATGAGAGATGTCAAGGTAAGCAGCGTAACTACCACGACGAGTACGACCTTGGCGATAAGCCAACGACGAGGCATCGTACATTTTAAGGTGGGGCATAACTCCAGTAGATTTATCATCTGCTGAGCGTATACCGAACCCAATACCAACGCCACCGCCCAACATCGAGAGCCAATTTGTTTCGCTAAGATTATCAACTAGACCCTCCGCTGTGTCTTCAATATAGTTGAGAAAGCAGCTAATGGGTAACCCACGCTTACTACGACCAAAAGAAAGAATTGGAGTACTATAACTAAGCCAATGATTAGAGGAGTAATTATACAAACGCTGAGCATGGTCAGGATTACTTCCAAAAACACTTGAAACATAAGCGAACCTTTCTTGAGGACTAACCTCATCATCCTTCATGTAACTTTCTCTCAAACGCAACTTACCTAATTCGTCAAACAAACTATCACGAGAATAGTCTACCCTGACACCATGAACGATATCTTCCATATGTACTGCCTTTATTATTGTTTTGAAACAAAATCCCCAACAAGTGGGAAGATCTCTGCTATTACTTTTGCACACTCAAGTGCGATTTCCATGTGTTCTTTTTGTGTACCATTACCAGATCTTACTTCAATGAAGTGAATCCAACTGCGCAGTGTACCATTAACATACATACGTGAAACAGTCAACCCTTCTGGTAGTACTGCTCTTGCTTGCTCTTTGGCAATACCATTTGCGATTGCCCATTCATAAGCTGATTCAGCTTCTCTAATAACTCGATTTTGTCTTTCTTCCCACCATGCTTGTAATGCTAAGTTATCAGTTACGATACTATTTTGACGATTCTTTGTATCTTGAAGTCGTGCTTCTCTCAATACAAAAGATAAGTCCTTTGTTGGATCAGCATAACGCTGGCTAAATTCTTGGAACGAAAAAGAGCGATGGCGCAAGATTTGTCTTGCTATGTCACGAGTGGTTTCAACCTCAAGACATGCACTTACCATTTCTAGTGGTGACCAATGCGCATTCTTGACTAGATACCTAATTAACTTTTCTGATGTCTCTGTGTTGAGTTGATTGCTTGGATTACTTACACGAGCGCAAAATGCAATCAACTCTTGTACGTCATGCAAACCTTCTTTAAGAACCTCATGGGAAGGTCTACTATAACTAATCATTCTAACTTTCATATTTTCTTCCATTTACTAAATTTCAATTGCGCTTCAATCCCTGAAGTGGTATTGGTATTTATCACTTCTAAGATTTCATCTGGTGTGCGTCCTGCCAGAATCATATCATTGATATCCTTCTCTTGTATGTTATCTGGGAACATACATACATTATACCCCAATTCGATATATTTGTCAAGTTGTTTGACGATGTCTTTATTGCGAGGCTCATTGTCCATTACTATTGTTGCATTAGTAAGTAACTGCCTAATAGTAGGGGTGTCAAAACTGGCTCCTGAGACAGCAATTGCATTCGGTAGAAAGAGAGAATCAATTGGTCCTTCAACAACATAAATTCGTTTGGAATAATCAACTCGGTCAAGTCCATAGATTTTCTCCTCAGTCTCATCGACCTTAATGGTATAATACTTAGGCTCCTCGCTACCGTATGCCCTACCTTGAAACGCAAAACACTTACCGTTTGGTTTAAAGAAAGGTATGATCATACGAGGATGTTCATCCAAGATTGGTTCTTGGAATTTTGCAGTAACACTATTAGTGTATGCTTTAAACTTTGGAGCAAAATACAGTAGATCCCATTTATCTCTGGGGATCTTACGATTGATTAGGTATTGAACCGCAGGATGGTCTCCATCAAGCATGTCAAGTCTCTTGACCCCATCAAGAACACTATCCATGAGTAGTTCTAGTTTTGGGTTTTCTTCGGGGAGTATAGACGAAACGTCTTTGTGAGCATTGTGCTTTGAAGCACCACCTTTGTAGCGTTCCAAAACATATTCATCATAAAGTGTGGCATCAACGTACTTGATTAGATTACCAATGTTTGTACCATGACCACAGTTGTAGCACTTGACAAAAAGATCATTACCTTTGCGGTAGATGAACCCACGTGCTTTTAGTTTGTTCTTTGTACTATCCCCGCACACTGGACAAGAATAGTTCCAGAGATAGTCTTTCTTTTGTTTGAAGTTTCGTAGGCGAGAACCTACAATGGCTGCATACTTTGCATCAATGTATAACATAATGTCTCATTCAAAGGGTACACCGTAAGTATACCCCTATTTCACATGCAAAGCAAATTTATTTTAAAAATTTTGCAAAGAAATCCAGATGACCAATTAAATAACCTATTACAATTGCACCACCAACAATCATCCACTTCCATTTTTCAAGTAGATCAATGCGTTCTTTCATTGCATCTATTTTTTTTGACATTGTAGAATGTTGTTCTGTATCTGTTTTTCCAAGAGCATCAAGTTTATTATCGATGTGATCAGTGATCTCACGGGTTGTGGTTGTAATACGAGAATGCAATTCTTTAATGTCTTGTTTTACATCAGCTACATCAGCTTTTAAATTTTCCATCTGGGCTTCCATTCTTGCTATCCTTTCGGTATCTAGCCTTTGTTCTTGAGCCAATATCATTCTTTGAGTTGCCATTTTACTTGATTTCCTCGAACAATGTTCTTTGTGTTTTGTACCATTCAATCCATGAATCTAATTTGACACGACACTCATAATATTGCGAGTAGTTATCAGTAACGACTTGCAGCACATCACTCAACTTTGATGTTGGTGGTGTTTGCTTTAAGTCTGGGCAAGTTGTCATTAGCTCTTTTGGTGCTTCTGGAAACTTAACTGTAACTGGGACAGTGGTTGAACAACCACTTAATACTATCATAGAAACAAGTAACAGTGTTCTCATTTACTTGCTCCAGGATTCTTTGCTGCTTGGTTTAAAATATCAAGTACATCTGGTGCAACTTTACACTCAGCATCAATGATCTTTTCTACCTCAACGATTTTTTCTTGCACTACAACTTTGGTATCTTTAACAACTTTAATTTTGTCAACGAATACTTTTTGTACTACTACATTTGCTTCTACACTTTTCTGTTCAACAACAGCTACTTTTTCTTCAACCTTGACTACTTTTGCACGCCATTCCATCTCAACGCTGTACCCACCTTTAAGGTATACACCAAGAACTAATAGAACAACACCAGCAATTTTAACTGCTTCAGCGTATGGTATTAATGTAGGAATGAAACGAATGAAGTAGCTGGATAATGCTCCAAGTAAACCAACTACTAAGATAGAGTTGATTATAAAGAGCAAGAATGCATCTGGTAAAAAACTAAGAAGAAACACTTGTTGTACCTATCGTCAATGGAGCACTACGTTTAGCCATCTTTTGATATTTCTTAATGTCTTTCGGGAAGATCTTTGGTTTGTCAGTTGATACTGGCGCACCAGTTACATTGGCAACTGAACCAGTAGTGACTACACCATCTTCATACAACTTACCATCAAAGAATTTATTTACTGCCATTTCTTCTTCGACTAAAACTACATTTTCAGTTTCAAGTTTTTCCAACAGACATGTAAATCTTTCTTCCATTAAAGAAGTAGTTCTGTCTTTACTGTCATGGTATTCTTTGATCAAGAATAGTGCAGCAATAATACTTTTTAATTTTGTCTCACCACCAGGAAGTCTATTGATGATTTTCTTCATATTGAAAACCAAACGATCCAGATATGTGTAAGCATCATACTGAGCAGATTGTGTAAAGCGACTTGGTTTAATTAGATTCTTGCCTTTGACATCAATAATTCCAAGTTTGAATGCATCTGTTTCTGCGAATGGTTTAACCAATTTCGTCAGAATTCTGTAAGCAATTAAATTGTCTATAATGCGACTCATATGTTCCTTAACATGGAAATTATTCGTTCGTCTAACTTAATATCAGACAAGTTTATAGAATAGTTTGGTAACTCTTCTGGCATACGTTCTAGGTAAACTAAAAAAGTTATCAAAACATCCCAACAACTTTTGTCAATCTTATAAAACATCATGTTCGTTGCAGATTCTCCAAACACATTATAAAGAACTATGATGTGATTGAGGATAAGACGTTCTCTCAATTCACCATCTTTTTTATAACGAGAAAGAAGTTTCTTAAGGTACAGAAACTTCTTTAGATCCTCTTCAAACTCTTCTAGGCTATGACACTGAGGGTTATCATAACTATTCATTGCATAGACTAGAAAGTTATTCTCATTCAAAATTTCGTGCATTATTATCCATGTTGTAAAGCGAGGGGAGGATTCTCCCCTCTTCACTCTTATTTATTATGCATCTGGGAACTGGATATCATCAGCTGCATCGCTAGAGATTGAACCAGCAGCAACTAGAGTTTCATACTGAATACGACCAGCACGACCACCAGTACCAACAGTACGACGTACCCAACCAGCATGAGTAACATGAGTACCAGCACTAGAACCAGAACCTAATGATGCCACTGCAGTTGCTTGATCAGCTGTTGCTTGAATTTCAATATACTGAGCATTGTTACCAGTGCCAGTGATATCGATAACAGTACCAGTAGAATATGTCAAACCAGTTGGTGTACCAGCAGTAGTAACAATAGCAACACCAGCTTCAGTAGTTAGTGTGAAACCAGTTACGCTTGGTGAAGTACCAGTAACAGCAGAAACTTTATAAGTTGTGCCAGTTGCGTAACCAGTAATAGTACCAGTACCACCTAATGTACCATCGATACGAACACGATCACCAACAGCCAAAGTAGCAGCAGTAACAGTAAACTG